GATAAAAAAATTTTAATTAAAGCTTTTAATAGTATAGATACTGTTCAAGGTATTTGTGAAAACTGTGAGGAAGAAAGTATTTTAGTTGGTATTGTAACTGATTACTATAGATGCACGAATTGTGGTGCAGATACTAGACAACATATCAATGGATGTATTCGATATTTACAGTTAGAAGAATCAGATAAAAAATGGTTAAGAGATAAATATGGCGAGAAAATTTAAAGCATTTGTAGAACGAGATAAACCTAGGAAACGTCCAGGCCGGCATACAAAGTCGTTAAATAAACATAAGAAACGACACCTAAAACATAATGGTAGATAAGTATGAAATGGTTATTAGTAGTTTATATCTGCTCTGCAGTAGAGGGTGAATGTCGAAATCCACCACAATATCCAGCTGTTAAAAACAGTTATTATGAATGTGTTCAAGATGGGTTAGGTGATGCTTACGAGCTGCTATTTGGATCTGACAGCATTTTTACACCAGAAATGATACTCAATTCACAATTGTATCCACAATACAAATGTACTCCTGTAAAAGATGAAGGAAAAATTACCATATAAGTTGACAACAATTTATATTTTACTATAATGTCCTACACATTATGTATAAAAAGAAAGGTAATAAATGACAGATTTTAGTAAATATAAAAATGTATCTCTATCAAAAGATACCTATACTAAATTAGATCTTTTAAGAAAAGTTATAGTTCCAAACACTACTATATCCAGAGCCCAGACAGTTAATATCCTGGTCAATGAGAAAGCAGATAAGTTAAATGGAAAACTTTCTAAAAGAAAATAATAAATATAGGAGAAAGAAATGAAAAAGATATGTGAAGTGTGCAAGGGTAATGGATTCATTAGAGTTCCTTATGAACAAGCACGTGAAGAACAGTTTGCAAATTGTGAGTTTTGCAATAACCAAGGTGAAATAGAAGTTCACGAGGAGGAGGAAGATGGAAAATACAATTGAAACTTTAACTAAACAAAAAACTTATCTTCAAACCATGTGTAGAAAAGCAGGTGCAGAGATAAGAGAATTAAAAGATACTGTTGCAAAATTAGAAAAGTTATGTGCAATCACAACTGATGATGTGGTGGATAGATTGCGTGATGCAGACAGTAGAACAATTGATTACACGGAGGGAAAATGACTGTTCAAAGATCTATTATTGAAGCTTTAGAAAAAAAATACGAGGCAGAAATATCTGCAGCAGATGCAACAATTAAGATATACCTGACTCAATCAGTCGGAATTGGTGAACATCCTCAACACATAGAAGAGGTAGATAAACAATTACAAAAGATTGCTGATGCTACTGAAAAAATGGATGAACTTCAAAATTTTAAACTATGAGGTATTTGTTAATACTTTGTATTTTATTGTTAACTAGTTGTGTTAACAAGTTAGATAATTATAACCCAGGAACAACATTAGTTAGGTGGATGATTACTCATGATAAGTGAAACTGATGCATCATACATTGCAGGTTTATTTGATGGTGAAGGAAGTATTACTTACAAACAATATAATGAGAAGAAAAAGAAGAGAGACGGCAGTCCTCGTACTTCATTTACCTGGCGTATAGTAATGGAGATCTCTATGACAGATGAATCTGTTATTCGTTTAGTTCATGATCTACTTGGATGTGGAACTGTTAGACGAAAGCCAAGAGAAAAAACAGGTCATTTGATGCAATGGAGATGGCGATGTACATTTAGAGATGCATACTATGTAGCTTTATTATTACATCCATATACTCATGTTAAATTAGAAAAGATAAACAAAATTATTAAACATTATTCTTATGTAGGCAAAGAAGATCTTAAGGCTAAAGTAATTGATATAGCTAATCATAAATTATATAAACAGAGACATGGAAAAGAAACCGCTAGCTAGAATCCTTTCATTAGGTGCAGGAGTACAAAGTTCAACGATGGCATTGATGGCGGATCAAGGAGCATTTGGTGAGAAACCAACGGCAGCTATCTTTGCTGATACCGGTTGGGAACCTAGACCAGTTATCGATCATTTGAATTATTTAAAATCTAAACTATCTTTTCCTGTATACATTTGTAAGGCAGGTAGCCTGCATGATGATATTTTAAAAGCAACAGATAATGGTAAGTTTGTATCTGTGCCTTTCTTTACTATAAATGAAAAAGGTAAAAAGGGTATGGGTCGTCGCCAATGTACGAGAGAATACAAGATAACTCCGATTGCAGCTAAGATCAGAGAACTGTTAGGTATGAAAAAGTATGCTAGATTTCCAAAAGGAGAGTTTGTTGAAACCTGGGTTGGTATATCAACTGATGAAGTATTTAGAGTAAAAGAATCTAGATTTTGGTGGCAAAAGAATAGATGGCCTTTAATTGAAAAGAAGATGTCAAGAGAAAATTGTATCGAATGGTACAATGGTAAAGATTATAAGACACCTGCTAAGTCTTCTTGTATTGGATGTCCTTATCATGATGATTCTTTTTGGTTAGATATGAAGAAGAATAGACCAGATGAATTTGAAGCTGCGGTCGAGTTTGATAAAAAAATGAGAAATAATGATTTTAAAATTAAAAACTATATGCATCGATCTTGTAAGAATTTAGATGAGGTCGTGTTTCACGTGAAACGTGAAGAGGAACAAATGGATTTATTTAACAACGAATGTGAGGGTATGTGCGGAGTTTAATCGAAAGTATCATTGACGTTGGATCAGGATTAATTATAGCTACAATGCTGCAACTTTATGTGTTTCCATTTTTTGGAATGTATCCTAGTGTTTGGGAAAGTTTTAACATTGCTATAATTTTTATGTGTGTATCAATATTCAGATCTTGGTTATGGAGATTATTTTTTAGGAGGTATAAATGATGGAAGATAAAGATATAGAAGAATATAATAAGATTAGTTGGGAACTTAAATGGAATAAAAAATTTGAGTATCCTAAGTCTCAAAGAGAAATAATTAAGGGTCGAAGACATTATTCTGTGAGTGATCAAAAATTACCCTCAGTTACTACTATATTGTCTAAGACTCAGCCAAAAGAAAAGCGTGATTCATTAGCCCAATGGCGAGAACGAGTAGGCAATGTTGAGGCAACACGGATCATGGACCAAGCAGCTGCGAGGGGTACTGCAATGCACACGCTCCTGGAACACTACCTATTAGGTGAGAAACATGCTGATTTAACGGACATAGGGCAACAAGCAACGATGATGGCAGAAAAAGTGATAGATGAGGGTATAAAAGGTCATTTGGACGAAGTTTGGGGATCTGAAGTCACTGTCTGGTACCCAGATTTATTTGCAGGTGCAACAGATGTTGTGGGTGTTTACAATGGCAAAGAAAGTATTGTTGATTTTAAACAAACTAATAAGCCGAAGAAAAGAGAATGGATAGATGACTATTTCTTACAATTAGCTGCATATGCAATGGCACATAACTTTACATATAAAACTGAAATCATACAAGGTGTGGTCTTAATGTGTTCGAAAGATGGCTATTTTCAGAAGTTTGAAGTATCAGAAGAAGAATTTAAACAATATAAACACAGATGGTTGGCTAGAGTTAGTCAATATTATGACAGTTTAGAATAATTCTAAACTAATTGTATCATATAGAACTTTTTCCCCAGAATAAAAAAAATTTTTTTTATTTTCAAAACCATGTTACAGGCTCATATATGTTACAATGTTAAATAAGTATTGATAATAGCCACTTATTTAAGCATAAATTGTAACAAGCCCATGTTACACGTGTTACAATCCTTATTTTACGCCATTTTCAAATGTTACAATTCCCGGACGCGAACAAAAGTTTTTTAGAATTTTTTTAAAAAGTCTCTGGGAGAAAAGTTCTATAGGGTATATAAGGTCATATGCCTAGAAAAAGACGCAAAGCTGCAATCAATGAATCAACTCCAGACATACCTTTCCATAAGGTGAGAGTAGAATGGGTCGACTGTGTTAGTGATTCGGGATGGGCTAATGAAAAAGAATTTGATAAAATGTCGTTATCTTATCCTGTAAATGAAGGTTGGTTATATGCAAAAACAAAAGATTATATTAAAATGTTTGCGTCATACGATAAAGATGAAGACGGAATTACTTTTGGAGATCGGACGATGATTCCTCGTCATTGGGTAAAGAAGATAACTCGTCTGTAATAATCTCTGCATCCTTGTCAATGATAGGTTGGTAATGTTTAAGAGCCTCAACAACTCTTGCATCAATTTCTTCCTGGGATAAGTTTTCATGTTTATGTAAATGAATCTGTTGATTGTTATAAAATCCAGCTGCTTTTCCTCGTGATATTTCCATATTACCTGCAGCTGTCCAAGCTTTGTTAACTCTAAATTCATCTCTTAATTTACCTAATTCACTTAAATGACCCTCATAACTTATGTCATATTTTTTCATTAACTCAGTTCTTCTTCTGCCTATGTAATCTACAACTAAAGGAAAATGTTTGGGGTTTTGAAGTCTACTCGCTATTACGTGAGCAGTGTCTTCTGAATATCCTGCTGCTATAGCACATTCAGTTGCCGTTTTTCTGCCTTCTTCTGAAACAATTAAGTTAGCAAATCTAATTTGCATAGGTGTTAATTTTTTAGGTAATCCCATGCTTGAATTATATAAATTATAGGATATATTGCAAGTCAGAATGAATGGAAGATTATTAAGACAAGTATTAGATAAAATGATGAAGGGCAATCTTCATACAGGAAATGCCAGAGTTCAAGTATGTTTACCTGATGGTAAATATTATGACATTACTTCTTTACAACTATTAGAAAATAAATTAATTGGAGTCAGAGAATCTCATAGATTAGTGTTCACAGTCAAGACTGAAACCTGGAATATGGGTAAAGTTTTGAAGAAAGTTGGAAGCTCTACTTAACTTGAATTTTAACTCAAATAATGTTGAAGGAAGAGACAAAATTTTGGCATGAAATTAGAAACCATAAAAGCAAAATATCGTGGACTAGATTGGAAAATAGTGCTGCACACGGCACTCCTGATCTATTGGGTTATAATGTTAATTCCACTTTTTTTA